CGGCTTCACCGTGCCAGGCAACGTCGAATCGATCACCGCCGAACGGTCGGTGGACGGTCGATACAGCGACTACATCGTGGTCGCGAGCGCGATCTATCAGCTCGCCGATCTGAGCCCGACGCAGAACCAGCGGGCGGCGGCGCAAGACCTGACCCTCGGCGAGCATCGCGTGAAGATCATGGTCTCGTCGCAAGTCTCGCCCGCGTTCGACATCGCCGACGCAATGGCGAAGTGGGAAAAGGGCAGGCGCATAGGCCGGGCGCAGGCGGCGATGCTGACCTGTGATGCGTGGCGCGATGCCCCGCCAAGCGGCGGGACGCCCCGGCTCTGGACGCCGAACCGTCTGGCGACGATCAACGCCCCTGTCGCCGACATCGTTGGCGCCAACTGGATCATCGGCAGCGTGACCTTCCGCAAGGATTTGTCGGGGACGCACGCCGACCTGGTGCTGATGCCGCCCGACGCCTTCGCGGTGGAGCCGAACCCGCTGAACCTGTTCGACGCCCAGCTCGTCAATTCGCCCACGACATCCAACCCGGCGCCGGCCTCGGCCGCTCCGGCAGCACCGGCGACGGGTGGCTTCATCAAAGGCGATCCGAACTTGGGTGGCGCTGGAAGCCCTGTGGGGGAAGGGGATTGATGTCGGCAGCGCTGGAAGCCCGCATCATCGCCCTGGAGCGGCAAGTCGCGGCCCTGAGAAAGCTGGCCGGGCCGTCCTCCACCTTCGGGCGGTCCACGATGGTCGTCAACGACACCGGCCCGGTCCAGACCGTGCAATCGACGCTCGACGTGCTCTCGGCGCGTGACGGTATCCCGGTCCTCTACAGCTACGGCTTCACCAGCTCGCCGCCGGTCAATGCCGACCTTCACATGGTCTACCGCGACAATGACCCGGCAAAGGCCGTCGTCATCGCCAGCGGGCATCAGTCCTATCGGATGCGCGGCCTGCAACCCGGCGAAGCCGCGATCTACGATCAGTGGGGCAACTCGGTCCACCTGACGGGGGCAAGCATCGTCATCACGTCATCCGCGGCGGTGCAGATCAATGCGCCCGCCCTGGTCGTCAGCGGAACCGTCACCTCGGGCGTGGGCGCCACCGGCACGTTCACCGACAGCACCGGATCGACCGTGACCGTGGAAGCCGGAATCATCACCAACATCAGCTAAAAAGGTCGCACCGCCGATGGACACCAACCCGGTCTACTTCGCGAACTTGACTGCCGAGATCAACGGCATCCAGGGGACCGGCGCCTGCGAGGCGATGCAAACCCTGGTCAACAAGGCGATGGCCATGCTTCAGCAGGCGGTCACCGCGATCCGCGAGAAAATCGCCTCCCTGTCGGGATTGACCACCACGCCCACCGACCTCGGCTCGTGCATCGCGTGGATCACCGACGCCAAGACCTTCTTCGTCAAAGAGTTCAACGACGCGACGGCGCAACTGACCGACGTGATGAACTCGATCACGTCGCTGGTCTCGGCGATCACCGCCGCCGCCGCGCGACTGACGAGCTGTTCGATCACGATCCCTGCCATCATCTGATGAGCGACATCCGCCTGGTCTGGGACCCCAACACCGGGACGGCTGACTTCAACCTCATCGGATCGGCGCTGGAGCTGGGGCATGACCTGGAGACGGCGATCCTGATCTCGCTGTTCACGGACGGCCAGGCCGATCCCGGCGACGTCGTTTACGACACCGATCCTCGCGGCTGGTGGGCAGACACCTATGCCGCGTTCGAGGATCCGACCCTGACGCCGCTGCCCGGCGACCGGACCGGCTCGAAGCTCTGGCAGGTGTTCGTCAGGCCACGCAATCAGGAAACGCTGAACTGGATGCGCGACGAGGCAACGCGGTCGCTCTCATGGATGCTAGGCGATGGTGTCGCCTCCGCCATCGACGTGCAACCGCAGTTCACCAGCTCCGGCGGGGTCGGGCTTGTCATCGGCCTGACCGCGAACGGCACCCCCAACAGCTACGCCCTGGCCTGGTCACAGGAGTCCTGATGCCATTCCCCAGGCCGACCCTTACGCAGCTTCGCACCCAGGCGATGCAGGACATCACCGCATCGGACCTCCCGAACGCGGACGGCTTCCTGCGTCGCGCGGTGCTGCGCGTTCTGGCCTGGGTCCAGGCCGGGCTTGCCTATCTGCACTACGGCTACCTCGACTGGATTTCCAGCCAGTCCACGCCGTTCACCGCGACGGCGGAATACCTCGACAGTTGGGCGGCGATGGCACCGACGCCGGTGCTGCGCGAGGCCCCGCAGTTTGCCTCCGGCCCGGCGAGCTGGTCAGGGATCGCGACAACCGACCTTCCGGCCGGGACGCTCTGCTCGCGCAGCGACGGCACGCAATACGTCACGGCGGCGGATGCGACGGTCGTCGGCACGGCGGTTGCCGTGACGGTCGTGGCCGTGGTCGCGGGGTCCGCCGGCAACACCGACAGCGGCTCGCCGCTGACGCTCTCGACCACCATTGCCGGCATTACGTCGCTCGGCGCGGCCACCGGGCCGATCACCGGGGGGACCGACCTCGAACTTGACGCGGCGCTGCGCGGGCGGATGCTGGAGAGCTATGCTGCACCGCCGCATGGCGGCAACGCGGCCGACTACATCACCTGGGCGCTGGAGGTTCCCGGCGTTACCCGCGCCTGGGCCGCACCCAGCGGCATGGGGGCCGGGTCGGTGATCGTTTATTTTATGATGGACCAGGCCGACGCCGCGTTCGGCGGCTTCCCGCAGGGGAGCAACGGCGGGGCCGCGCTGGAAGCCCGCACCCTGCCCGCGACCGGCGATCAGCTCGCGGTGGCGAATTTCATCTATCCGCTGCGTCCAGTCACCTCCATCGTCTACGCCGTCGCCCCTATCGCCCAGACGCAAGCCTTCACGCTCGCCGGGCTGACCGGCACCACGACGGCGCAGCGGGCGCAGATTGCCACCGCGATTACCGGCCTGTTCCTCCAGGTCGACTCCCCGCTCGCCACCACTTCGATCGAGCAAAGTCAGGTTGACGCCGCGATCACCGCGATTGGCGGTCTGTCCTCGTTCGCCGTCACCGTGCCGTCGTCCTGGCCGATTACCTCCACGGCGGGATACCTGTTCACCCTCGGAACGGTGAGCTACGTCTGATGCCGACGCCGGCTCTCAGCGATGAAGACTTCCACCAGGCAATGCTTCGGCTGTTGCCGAGAGGTCCGGCCTGGCGTGCCGACCCGGCCTCGAACCTGTCGGCAACGCTGCTCGGTCTGGCACCGACCTACACCCGCAGCAGCGCCGCCGCCGCGCAAGTGCTGGTGGACGCCAACCCGGACACGACGCAAAACCTCCTGGCGGAATGGGAAGCCTCCCTCGGCCTGCCCGATCCCTGCACGGCGGCGAACCCCTCCCTGCAGCAGCGCCAGGCCGCGGTGCGCGCGAAGTTTGGCGCGCGGGGTTCGTTGTCGGTCCCGTTCTTTGTCGCGCTCGCTGCCGAGTTGGGCTTCACCGTCACGATCAACGAGTTTGCGCCGTTCACCGCCGAGATGGCGTGCGACCTGCCGGTAACCGACGCGATCTGGGCGAACGTCTGGCAGGTCACCACGACGCAGGTAACGACGTTCTACTTCTCAGCCGATCAGTCCAGTGCGGATGACCCGCTGGAAAGCTACGATGCCGGCGAGCTGGTCTGCCGCATCACGCAGAACGCACCCGCCGAGACGACAGTGTTCTTCACCTTCCTGGTTCCGCCGCCGCCGCCGCTGGTCATGGTCGAGACCGGCCATGTGGTCGATACCGTCTCGGTCACAACCTCGGTCGCGATGGCCGAGGTCGGGTCCGCCCTCGATGCGGTGAGCGCGGCCGTCTACATCGTGGTCAGCTACGCCAACTTGCCGCCGACCTCGCCGGTTTCGCACACCGGCGGGTGGCCCGCCGGCGGGCTGAACTTCGTCGTCAGTCCAGACCCGCCGCCAACCGGAGCGCTGGGCTACATCGTCTACTCGACCCAGAACGCAGTCGTGCCGTCCACCAGCGGCGCAACCGCGATCTCCTATGGCGGCATCGGCGCAGGGCTGACCGGGTTCGGCGAATATCTCGCTCCGCCGTCGTCGGCCGGCACTTGGTATGTCTGGGAGATCGTGAAGGACAGCTCCGGCGTCCTGCTCGGCTGGGTTTGCTCGGGCGCGATTACCGTCACCTGATCGGAGACCACACATGCAACGCATCATCGACCCGACAGCGAACGCATCGCTTCCCGCTCCGCCGGCCCTCACCGGCACGACCGGCTATTTCTCCGGCGGAGTGCCTGGGGTCTCGGCGGCAACGCGGGTGCGCTACTGGTTCCTCAACATGCTGCAAGAGGAAGTGATGTCGGTCCTGGCGCTCGCCGGGATCACAGCCGACAGCACCGCGACGGTATTCAACCAGCTCGCGACCTCGATCCAGACGTTGATCGCCAGCGTGCCGCATGGCGTGACGGTCATCGGCGCGACCGGAACGTTCACCGTGCCTGCCGGGGTCACGGTGATCGACGCCGAAGTCTGGGCGGGCGGCGCAGGTTCCTGGGCCTCGGTCGCCAGCAGCATAGGTCCGTGTGGCGGCGGGTGCGGCGGGGGCGGCTATGCCCGCAAGCGGATCACAGGTCTGACGCCTGGGGCCTCGATCGCCGTGACGATCGGCGCGGGCGGTCGGGCCGGGACGACCTCGTTGGGTCCGTCCGCCGGTGGGAACAGCAGCTTCGGCGCCTACATTTCTGCGACCGGGGGCGGCATCAACCCGCTGAACAGCGTTGCCTCGCCTTCCCTTGGCGGCGCTGGCGGAACCGGGTCCGGGGGCGATGTCAACCTGAGCGGCGGGGACGGCGGCAACGGTCAGAGCAACCAGATCATCACCGGCGGCACGATCATTGGCAACACCGGCGGCTGGGGCGGCAATGGGCCGCTTTCCGGCGGCTTCATCAATTCCGGCACGTCCGGCAATACGGGTCGGTTTCCCGGCGGTGGCGCGTCGGGCGCTGGCACCGGGCCGAGCGGGGTAACCTCCTATCCCGGCGCGGCCGGCGCGGGCGGGCAGTGCGTGGTCAGGTGGTAGCGCCGCGCACGCTGGCGACGGCGACACCGCCGCAGGTTCTCGCGGCACCGGCCACGACCCGCACGCTCGCGGCGTCTGCGACGGCGCGCATCCTCAAAGCCTCCTAAAGCCGCGAAGGAAGTCAGATGAATGAACCGCTCGATCCCAGCGTGACCGCGTTCGCGACGATGGCGGCGCAGGCGTCGGTTGCCGAGGTGCTGCGGATCAGGGGACGCTTCTCGGTCGAGTGCCGCGATGCCGGGGGCGGCCTGGAGTGGGCCGAAGACTTCGACAACGTTGTGACCACCTTGGGCAAGAACGCGCTGTTCGACGCCGGCCTGGGCGTGTCCGCCTATACCGTCACCGGGCCGTTCATCGGCCTTATCAGCGCGGACTCGTTTACCACCGTGGCCGCCGCCGACACGATGGCGTCACATGCCGGCTGGCTGGAGGCGGGGTCAGCCAACGCGCCAACCTTCACCGGAGGGCGGCAGCTCTGTGTCTGGTCCGCCGGGTCGGGTGGGGCCAAGGCGCTTTCGACCCCGCTGGTGTTCACCATGACCGGCGGCGGGACGGTGCAGGGGGTCTTCCTGACGTTCGGCGCAGGCGCGGTCGCGACCCTGGGCTCGACCGCCGGGACGCTGTTCTCGGCCGGCGTGTTCCCCACACCGCAGCCGGTGATCGCGGGAAACATCGTGTCGGTCTCCTACTCGGTCAGCGTGTAAGCCGCCGATGTCATCAGCTCTGATCTACCAACTGCCGCAGCCGGTCATTCCCTGCTGGCCGATCAAGGGCGTCGGCGCGGTGCTGGACTATTCCTGGGACATGGCCGCCGACCTGACCACGGCCGGCGCGGTCGATGGCGTGACCAGCGCGCAACTGTCGTTCATGCCGTCCGGCTACGGCGAGATGACGGCGCTCAATCTGAGCGTGTCGGGAACGGTCCTGACGGTCTGGTTCAGCGGCGGCGTCGGCGGGCGGAACTACACCGTCTCGATCCAGGCGACCACCGATGCCGGGCGCACCTTCAGCTACTTCGTCTATCTGAAGTGCGACCCGACCGGCGCGGCGTATCCTCTCCCCTTGCCGACCTCGAGCGGGTTCAGCACGCCGATCTCGTGGAAGCTGGGCGACCTGACGCTTGAAGACATCTCCGGCGACATGCTGGGCGAAGATGGGTCCAATCTGTTGCAGGAGGCTTGATGACCGATCGTAAGCTGTCCGCGTTGTCGCAGGAGCCGATCAACGTCGCGGCTGATGCCGCCACGCTGTTTGTCACCGGCTTTGACCTCGCGCGCACGCTGGGCGACCAGAACGTCAAGGTGGCGGTGACCGACATCCTCGCCGTCGCCGGGCCGGTCAAGGCCGTGCCGCTGCTGCCGGCCGGAACCACCGCACCCATTGCTGCCGATAAGGTCGTGATGGTGCAGGGCGGGACCGCCGACCTGGTGGCCTACTCGACCTTCCTCAACGCCGAGACGATTGACCTCCTGGCGAGCGCGAGCGGGGCCGGCGACACCGACACGCTGATGGTCGGTCAGGGCAGCAACGTGCTGGTCCGGCAAAGCCTCGGCGCGATCTGGTCGTGGATCGCAACCCATCTGCCCGGCTACAAGCTGCCGATCCAAGAGCTGACCGGCAACACATCGCTCGATGCGACCTACAACGGCAAGCTGCTGGTCGTGTCCACAGCCGGGGTGACGCTCAACCCCAGCGCGACCCTGATGGGCTCGGGCTTCCAGTGCGAGGTCGTCACGGCCGGCGCCGGCTCGGTCGTGTGGGGGAGCGGCTTCACCACCAGCAGCGGCGCCACGACGATGGCCCCTGGCCGGCGGGCCGAGGTCCGGGTGTTCACCTTCAGCGAGGGAACCATCGTCTTCGCCGACATGGGACCGGCCGCCGTCGTTCTGGTCTACGCGCCGAACGCGGTCACCTCGCTCGCCGCCGCAGGCGAGGCGTCCAACGCGCTGACGTTCACCTGGACGGCTTCGGTGGCGGACAGCACGCATGGCCCGGCGACCTTCTATACCGTCCAATACCGCGCGAACGGCACCACGCCGTGGATCGGCTGGGGAACACCGCTAACGCCAACCGTCACCCTCTCGGGCCTTCTCAGCAGCACCGGCTACGACATCGAGGTGTCGGCCAACAACTCGGCAGGATCGAGCGCCTATGTCACGCTACTGAACACATCGACGCTCGCTCCGGCGGCCTACGCGCCGAATATCCCCGCCGGCCTAGCGAGCGGAACGGTCACCGCGTCCTCGATCACCTGGACCTGGACCGCCTCGGGGGTTGACGGCACGCACAGTGCGGCGGCGAGCTACGTGGTCGAGACCAGCACCGACAATGCAACCTGGTCAGCGCCCAATGCGGTCGCGA